ACCAACGGTGTTGAAACCGGCCTTACCTTCCGTCAATCACTGCGCCTTGCCTCGGCTGTTTTGTTTGGTCGCCGTTCGGGTACTGGGTCTGGTACCGAGGTGTTTAACGCTGCTGTTACTAACGCCAAAGCCCGCGTGACTGGTACAATCGATGTCAACGGCAATCGCACCAACGTGACCACCGACGGCACCTGATTATGACCACGACGGGCACATCTTCGTTTGATCTACAGATCACAGATTTATTTGAAGAAGCCTATGAGCGGGCCGGCTCTGAGATGCGAAGCGGTTACGATTTTCGTACCGCTCGCCGCAGCTTCAATCTGCTGACGACGGAGTGGGCAAATCGGGGGGTCAATCTTTGGACGGTCGAGAGCGGGTCCATTGCGCTTGTAGCGGGGACTGCTACATATAACTTGCCAATTGATACGATTGACTTGATCGAGCATGTGATCCGGCAGAACCCTGGGAGTTCATCGACCCAGACCGATATCAATATCAACCGGATCTCGGTATCGACGTACTCAACGATCCCAAACAAGCTCTCGACGGGCAGGCCGATCCAGGTCTACATCAACCGGCAGTCTGGCGCCCAAACGCCTACGGGCATCCAGTACCCAACGATTACCGTCTGGCCCGTGCCGTCTGACAACTCCTACACGTTTGTGTACTGGAGGCTTCGCAGGATTCAAGATGCTGGTAATGGTGATGGCACCGCGGATATTCCGTATCGCTTCCTGCCTGCGCTAACCGCTGGATTGGCGTATCAGATCGCCATGAAAAGACCGGAGGCTGCGGCTCGCATCCCAATGCTTCAAGCAGAGTATGAAAGGCAATGGGATTTGGCCTCATCTGAGGACCGCGAGAAAGCTCCGCTGCGCATGGTGCCAAGAATAATGCGGTGAGCCATGCCATCTGATCTTGTTCTTGCTTGGGCTTCGGGGTTTTTCGACGGGGAAGGTTGCGTCGTTGTTGAACTATCTAAAAGCCCAGCATCAGCCGCAGGATATAGAACATCGCTCCATGCTACTGTCACACAAACTAGCATTCCTTGCTTAGAAATATTTGTTAAGCATTTTGGTGGGGCAATTAAAACATATCAGTTTACTTCCCAAAATAGTACCCGATGGGCTGTTCAATATACATGGGCTGTTAGAAACGAAAAAGCCCTAGAATTTATAAGAGCTATTCGTCCTTTCAGTGTTGTTAAAGCTTCGCAAATCGATGAGGCGCTTAAATACCCTTTCCTCTCTGAAGACGGCAAAAAATACGGTAATAGGGGAAATCCATTGCCAAAGCATATTTGGGAAGAACGGTTACGAATCAGGTTAGCATTACAAGACCTCCGAGCAGCCTCTAAAACAAAAGCAGCCGACAGATATGCCGAATAAGTTCAGTTCCGGCAAATATGCCATAGCACAATGCGACCGTTGTAGTTTTCGGTTTAAATTATCCAAGCTTAGAACGCTTGTAATTAAGACAAAGAATGTTAATATTCGCGTATGTCCAGAATGTTTTGAGGCCGATCATCCGCAGCTAAAGATTGGGATGTACCCAATCAGCGACCCCCAGGCTATACGAAACCCAAGGGCTGATACTAGCTATGCTGAAAGTCGCAGCTACACTGAGCCTCTGTATGTCGGGGCAGGCATATCATTCTCAGTGGGCGTTTTGACGGATGTAATTACATCCGGTGGGGCAACGGGTTATTTTGCTGGTGGCATGTTCTCTAGCGGGATGTTTACGGGTGGTTTCTTTGGGGCTAGTTCTTCTTATACACCGCCGACCCCGCCAGTAAGTGTTGGTTATTTCTCCGGTGGTATGTTCAGTGGCGGTATGTTCGACGGCCAATATTTTTAAGGTGATTTAAATGCATACGAAAGACGCACTCAAAGGCGCACTCAAGGCCCACATGGCTAAAGGCATGAAGTCGGCTCACCCGGACAAGGGCGTCAAGAAGATGAAAGCCGGTGGTCCGACCTCTATGGACCGCATGAAGATGGGCAAGAATATGGCCCGCGTTGCAAACCAGAAAGGCTCGAAATGAAAGCAAGCCAAAAAGGCCCGGACGTTAATAGCGCCGGTTACCCCCAGACGGACATTGGTAAGGCCGGCACTTGGATCAAAGGCAAGTACGCCCCCGACGTCGGCCAGAAGGAATACGGCGCAGTTCGTGGGGCGGGTGCCGCGGTGAAAGGCAAGAAGTTCTTGAAGAGCGTGGCGCTTAGCAAATGAACTATGCTTCGCTTGTAGCAGAGATTTCGTCCTATACTGAAAACGTATTCAGTACGGCCGATGTCAATACTTTTATTACCCAGGCTGAGCAACGGGTTCTTAACTACGTTCAATTGCCTGCGTCAAGAAAAGTAGCGACTCTGACCACAAGCAGTGGCGTAGCAACGATTCCGCTGCCATCAGACTACTTGGCTACGTTCTCGGTATCGCTTCAGCTTCCGTCTGGGGCAGTTGCTTACTTGCTGAACAAAGACCCAAACTTTCTTCGCGAAGCGTTTCCCTCGACATCTACTGCTCAACCGACTCATTACGCCCTGACCGGGCCGTTTGAGTTTACCTTAGCGCCTATTCCGAACGCCGCCTATACGGTTAGTCTAGCTTACTTCTCTTATCCGGCATCGATCACTACAGCGAACACGAGCTGGCTTGGAGATAACTTTAGTTCAGTGCTTTTGTATGGATCTTTGGTCGAGGCCTACATCTTTATGAAAGGCGACCAAGACATCATGGCTATGTACGACGCCAAGTTCAAAGAAGCTTTGGATCTACTGAAGAATCTTGCGGATGCAAAGAATCGTCAGGACACCTTCCGTGATGGTCAAGTTCGTTACCCGGTGAAATGATGGCCGCACAAATTCAATGTGATTCTTTTAGTCTTGAGCTTTACCGGGCTATTCATAACTTTACGACCGGCACTGGCGACGTTTTTAAACTGGCCTTGTATACTTCGGCCGCGTCACTGTCAGCAAGCACGACTGCATATTCTCCAGCGAATGAATCGTCTGGTTTTAATTACACGGCTGGCGGTGTGGCGCTGACTAATGTGACCCCGGCCCTAGTCACGGACCCGGCAACAAACGAGAAGGTGGTAGTTGTTACGTTCGCCAACCCCACGTTTAACTCAATGACCACGACCTACCGTCAGGCACTCATCTACAATTCATCCAAAGCCAACCGTGCGGTGGCTGTATTTATCTTCGACTCTGATCGCGTACTAAGCGGTAGTAATGTCACTTTCCAGATGCCGCCGGCCACTGCTAGCAGCGCACTCCTGCGGGGGATCTAATGCCTTCATCATATTCGCCCCTACTGGGTCTAGAACTTATCAATACTGGGGAGCAGGCCGGTAACTGGGGCAACAGCACAAACAACAACCTGGGTACTTTGCTAGAGCAAGCGATTGCGGGTAGGTCGGTCATCACGGCCAGCGGCGCCTCGGTCACGCTTGCAACCACCCCCATTGGGACGGCGTTCGCATCCAGGGCGATGATCTTGGATGTTCAGGGATCGCTGTCCGCGAGTTGCAATGTGATTTGCCCGTCCCTGTCCAAGCTCTATGTGGTGCGCAACGCCACGACCGGTGGGCAGAACATCGTCATCAAAACATCTGCGGGCACGGGTGTAACGATTGGAAACGGCTCAACTGTGCTGGTGTTCTGTGACGGCACTAATGTTAATGCTGTTGAGGGGATTGGCAGCGTAAATAACCTGACCATTTCCGGTACGACACAATTCACCGGCACCGCGCAAAGGATTCAAGGCGACTTCAGCAACGCCACGCTGGCGAATCGGACGGCGTTTCAGGACAAGACGACCAATAACGGGACGGTTGTTTACGCGCTGCCCAACGGCACGGCGACGACTTCCGGTTTCGTTGTTTTCAACAACTCAGACCCGACAAACGCCGGGTATCTCGAGATCGCCGCCACCGCAACGTCAACCAGCATCACATCTGCTCGGACTGGTAGCGGCTCTGCTCTGCCGCTGCTGATTTACGTCGGCACTGGCGGGCCAGAGGTGGCGCGGTTTCTGACGGGCGGGCAGTATTGTGTCGGCACCACGACCGCCAACCTTGCCGGGCAGGCGGGCCATGTGGCTATCAGAAACGTCGCGGCGGCGACCTACACAGTATGCACTGACGCGCCGTCCAACTCAGGCACGTTTTATCACCAAAGTTTCGGCGCTGCCGGATCGCTTGCCGGGGCTATTACGGGCACCGCGTCAACGGTTTCCTACGGCACAACATCCGACTACCGGCTGAAGGAAAACATCCAGCCTATGACCGGGGCGCTTGCAAAGGTGCAGGCGCTCAACCCGGTGACGTACACCTGGAAGTCTTCCGGCGAGCAGGGGCAAGGATTTGTAGCCCACGAGCTACAAGCCGTTATCCCGAGTGCGGTGACGGGCGCAAAGGATGCAGTCGATACGAATGGCGATCCGGCGTACCAGAATGTCGATACCTCTTTTGTTGTTGCTACGCTGGTCGCGGCTATCAAGGAACTGTCGGCCCGCGTAGCCGCTCTTGAAGCCAAATGAAAACAAGCGCCGCCGGCATAGCAATCATTAAGCGCTGGGAAGGTTTGCGCCTTCGCGCTTATCTATGCACCGGCAAGCGGTGGACTATCGGTTGGGGCACTACCGTCTATCCGAACGGGCGCAGAGTCAGGCCGGGTGATACCTGCACTACTCAGCAAGCTGAAGAATATCTAGCGAATTACGTAGCGGCGCTTGAGAAGCGGGTGTTTGGCATGATTCGCGTGCCAGTAACACAGAACCAATTCGACGCCTTAGTATCGTTTGCCTACAATGTGGGCGAAGGGGAAAAGGGGTTTTTGGGTTCCACGCTCCTTCGGCTCCTTAATGCCGGTGATTACGCTGGCGCCGCCGGTCAATTCAGGCGTTGGAACATAGCGGACGGAAAAGAGGACAAAGGTCTTATTAACCGCCGCGCCTCTGAGCGGGATCTTTTCCTTAGCCCTGCGAAACCCAAGGCTGTGAAACTTATTTCAGAACCACAAGTTATTGAGGATAAACCCATGCTCCCCGTCCTTACCGCACTTCTCCCTACGATCATTGGGATGATCCCAAGTCTTACAAAAGTTTTCACGGACGGGACTTCGGTCACTGACCGCAATCTTGTTGTTGCTCAAAAGGTCGGCGAATTAATCGTTGACGCTACAAACTCAACCAATCTTCAGCAAGCCGTTGAGACAATGCAAACTAACCCCGAGGCTTTGCAGGCCGCTAATGCAGCGGTATCGGCCTCTTGGTTTGAGCTTGTTGAATCGGGCGGCGGTGGTATTGCAGGGGCGCGTGAGTATTCGCTTAAAGCCGCTTCTGGTGGTGCTGACTTCTGGAAAATGCCCGCATTCTGGGTCACTGTAATGTTGATGCCGCTTTTGTATGGCACTGTATATCTTGTATTGACAGGTGACGCCACTTCGTTTAGCTCGGAAGTTCGTGCTGCGATTGCTTCGGCGGTAGTAACGGGAGTGCTTGGTGGCTGCATTGGATTCTGGCTCGGCTCTTCGTATACGACTTCTAGATCCCGTGGGCTTGGTTCTGAGCCAACTCAAAAGCCGCAATAAGAAATGAACCCGATACGCATTATCCCTGTCGATAGTGCGATCAAGGCCCTCACCGATCTTCAGATAACTTGCCTGCCCGGTGACGAACCGGAGATTCCCAGGGCGGGAAGCTGGTGGTGGCTGGCAGTAGACGAAGACGGAAAAGCAGTAGGTTTTGCAGGAATGCGGTCATCAGACCGGTGGCAGCAAACAATGTACCTGTGTCGCGCCGGGGTTCTTCCCGAGTATCGCGGACAGGGAATTCAAAAGCGTCTGATAAGGGCGCGACTCGCCAAAGCCCGTGCGCTTGGCAACTCCCACGCAATCACTGATTGCACAACCGAAAATCCCGCCTCCGCCAGAAGCTTAATTAAAGCTGGGTTCAGACCTTACTGGCCTAAGGCTCCGTGGGGCTTGCCTCACAGTATTTACTGGATTAGAAAACTGTAATGGCTACATCTAAAATCCCAGACAAGGTACTCACGGATACCATGCGGGCGCTAAAAAGCCCTATCAAAGTCGCTAAGGAACTCGGCCTTGGTGAGCGTCAGGTTTATAAAAGACTAGCCGATATCGAAAAAAGGACGGGTGAGTCTTTCAAAGTAGAGTCCGCCACAGTACAAAAACGGGAGCAGTATTCGCCCGAATACGACTCACTAGAACTCAAGGTAGTTGATTCTGTGATGGTGATGTACTCGGACGCTCACTTCTGGCCGGGTCTTGACTCTTGTGCTAACCGTGCGTTGCTCAAGCTCTTGCCTGAGATCAGGCCAAACTGGGTCTGGGATCTGGGGGATAGCCTTGATGCGGCCAGCGTCAGTAGGCACCCGCCGACCGGTTGGACTGATATGCCTAAACTCGCCGTTGAGCTCGAAGCGATGCTGATGGCAAAGAGGAAGATCAAGGAGGTATCGAAAGGGGCCAGCCACGCAATGATTCACTCAAACCATGCGGCTAGGTTTGACAAGTACTTTGCGATGAACGCCAGCGAGGCAAAGGGCATTCGTGGGACTCGGCTTCGTGACCACGTTGAAGAGCCAATCTACCTTCGGGTGATTATCAACGACCACACCCTGTTGATTCATGGGATGCGTTACGGAATTCACGCCCAGTACAACAACGTGCAGATGGCGCATATTTCCACGATCAGCGGACATCTTCATTCACAACAGTACAGACCCAGAACCACGCTTTCAAAAGTTAATGGCGGAACAAACACGATTTACGGCGTTGACGTTGGGACTTTGGCCGCGGTGGATGGTCCGCAATTTGATTATCGCCAGGGCACTCCTTCCGATTGGCGCAGCGGTTTTGCTGTGATCACATTCAAAGACGGGATTCTCATGCCGCCCGAGTTTTGTACCGTGATCAATGAGGATAAAGAGCTAGTTTTCTTCCGTGGTCAAGCGGTCACACTGTAGTTATAATCTTGTCATGCCGCTACAAAAAGTCACTTTTAAACCCGGAGTCAATAAAGAAAACACTCGCTACACCAACGAAGGTGGTTGGTGGGAGTGTGACAAGATTCGATTCCGGCAAGGCACGCCAGAAACAATTGGCGGGTGGCTGCCCTATTCAATGAACGTCTTCAAGGGCGTGTGCCGTTCTCTTTGGAATTGGGCAACGCTGACCGGCGCAAACTTGATGGGCATCGGTACCCATCTGAAGTTTTACATCGAAGACGGCGGATCGATGTTTGATATCACGCCCATTCGTCGCACCGCAACCCTGGGAACCGACCCGTTTGCATCTACCGGAACAACTACCGTCACGGTCACGGACAACTCGCACGGGGCGTCTACCGACGACTTCGTGACGTTTAGCGGCGCAACAGGAACGTATGCCAGCACGCTGAATGCTGAGTTTCAGATCACAGTATTGACGGTGAACACGTACACCATCACAACGGCGTCGGCTCTTGCGGCAGGGTCTTACGGCGGCTCCGCGGTAGTGGCCGCTTACCAACTTCCGGTTGGGCCAGAAACGACATCTGCTTTGATTGGGTGGGGATCGGGAGCCTGGGGCGCGGGACCGTGGGGTATTGGCGTTGCAAGCACAACACTTAGCGATCTTCGCACTTGGTCGCAACAAAACTATGGCGAAGATTTAA